GCCGCCAGTTGCTCCAGCGCCAACAGTTACAGTTTCAGTTGCGCCAAGCGCAGAGGCAGGAATCCACAATTCCGACCTACCGCCAGCACCCCCTCCGCCACCACCAGAAGCAGACGTTGCCGATGATGCAAGCGCTCTGCGTCGCCCAGAACCCCCACCACCACCTCCACCATACATCAGCACATAGACCAATTTTGCCCCGGTAGGCTTAGTCCATGTGGATGTGCCTGTGCTTGTGAATTCTTGAATGTCTGCTGATGCAATACCTCCACTTGCCGCCACCCATGCAACACCAGCAGAAGCAGAAGAATCGGCGGTTAGAACATACCCATTCGTACCAGCACCAACACGAACATTGTCTGTGCCGTTGTGAGCAATCAGATCGCCCTTACTGGTTGTTGGTGCAAGAGCATCAAACGCTGCTGTCTGGGTGGTTTGACCTGTGCCACCATTAGCAATGGCAAGCGTCCCCGCAAGCGTAATGACACCGCTAGTAGTAACTGGACCGCCGCTAGTGGTCAGTCCAGTAGTGCCACCAGAAACATCTACTGATGTAACAGTTCCAGATCCGCCGCCAGAGACATTGACCGTCACGCTGTCGCCAGATGCCGTGGCGGTGACACCAGTACCAGTGAAGTTGATGTTGCGAACGCCCGAGGTGATGGTCGAGCCTTCGTCTTGGATCGCCACCGTGGAGTTCGTTGACATCGTGACCTTGATCTTTTCTGCAAGATCAGGCGATACAACCTCTCCAACGTTTATCTCACGGCCAGTAGACAGCGTGATGATCAGACTGCCATCAAAGTCAATCTTAGCGTCCGTTACAGAGACACCATCTTTACCATCTTTTCCGTCTTTACCATCTCGCCCATTACGGCCATCTACGCCATCACGACCAGGCGCTCCATCAATACCGCGCTCACCCTGATCTCCTTTAGGACCGCGCTCAGGAATGATGGAACGAGCGTAATCAAGCTGTACCTGAACGTCTTGCTTGATCTTTTTGATTTCGTCAATAATCAACTGGACGTTGAACTTGACTCGTTCTTCCTTCTTTGCCTTCATCTCCTGCAAAGAGGCTTCGACTTGAGACAAAGCGGCTAACTTCTCCTCATAGGAGATGTCACCAGACTCTATCTTCCTGAGTAGATCTTTGACGTTAGGCATTTTGCTTCAGACCGTTGGTCAGCTCTGTCAAGAAGTCTTCTTCTGTCTTTGCTGCTGCCGATAATTTGTCGGTCATCTGAAGCTCTACGATCTTAGTTTTGTTCTTGATGTCAGCCTCTTTGAGCATCAACTCAGCGATCTTGACCCGCTTATCGAACTCGCTGGCCTCTTGGCCCTGTGGCAAGTTCTTGGTCGTGGCCGTGATCACTTTGGCCTGCACTTCTTGCGGCATTAACTGAGCCTCGGTCAGCAGTTTCTGCGCCTCTGCTCTGTTCTGCTCGGCCTGCGTGGTCTGCACCGCAATCTGAGCCTGAGCCGCTTGCAGCGCCAGTTGCTGCTGCGCCTGCGCGATCTGTTGGGCTTGCGGGTCTGGCTGACTCATCTGATCGAGCGCCGAGATCAACTCGTACCTGTTACTCAAGCTGGAGTTATTCAAGATGCCTTTGAGGATCAACGGCAGCACTGGTGTGTTTGGTCCGAGTGTTTGCAAGAGACCAATGAACTGCTGCTGCTCATACTCACGGGCGATGATGCCCAGCGTGGCCGTCGGAATGAACTTCATGTCCACCGACGGGTAGCGCTCGGGGTCGAACTGCATATACCTAAATGCCGCCTTCTGGATGAAGGGGATCAGGAAGTCCTCTTGGAAGTTGACCAGCGTGCGCTTGTACTTCTTGATGATCGTGGCCACCGCCATCGACATCCCCGCCCCGTCTCTGGCCGCTTGGCTGACCATGCCTTGGCTGTCGAGCGTGCCGGTCGATTGCAGCAGCATCCGCTCAAACTCTTTGGCCGTATTGAGGTTGTTCGGGCTTGTCTCACCAAACTTGAACGGGAACAAAATCTCGGCTGGGTTGCCGTTGACCATGAACGCCTTGCCCGGCTTGACCTCAAAGCGAGCGCCCCTGGGCAGCCGCGTGGCGTCCATACCCATCATGGGAGATGTCGTCAGCGCCAGAGAGTCCAAATGGCTTCTGACCTGAGCGTCAATCGCTTTTTGCATGTTGTAGGACTTCTCCACCGTACCCCGTCCTAGCAGTCGGTTGGGCACCGTGTCGTCCTGATAAGACAGGATGGGCCTGTCCTTCATCATGTACGGATTTTCTTCAGCCTTGAGCAGCATTGAGCCGTTGGCGATCACCACAATGGCCTCAACCATGTTGGTGTAGTCTTCAGCCGCTGAGTCGTCAGGGAACAACTCAACCACTTCGCTGTCTTCTTCGGTCAAATACTCCTTGGGCACCAGACCGTAGTAGGTCAGTAGACGCACCTTCTCGTCTTGGTACTGGCTTACTTCCTGCGTAGGCTCAAGGTCTGTATCTTCATACGTCGGAGTAATGTTGACCTTGCGGTAAATACCCTTTTCAATGCCCTCTACCACCTTGTGGATGGAGACATACTTCTCAACCGCCACGCCCATGCAGTCGTCAATGCTGGTGCCATTGGGGTCAAACAAGAAGTTCTTAGGATTGACTGGGTTTATCTTGACGGCGACGCGGTTTTTCTCCACAACGCCGATGGCCGCTTGCTGCGGCTGACCGGGAATGCGCTGGGTGGCTGGCTCGAAGACCTTTTCGGTCTTGACAAAAATCTCTCCGATGCCCGTCCCATAGATTTCAGCCATCAATTCGATCTGATCGATAGACTTGCGGATTTTGTCCTGCTTGAAGTCCTCCATCAGTTGCGCTTTGAGCATCTGAACGTCGAGCGGATTGCCATCAACATCCCTCAAATCGTCTTGGATGTCGAAAAACTCGCCCTGGCCAAAGATGGCCTCCATGATCTCAGCGTGCCGCGTCTCGACTGCCTGCTGCGTGGCGGGCGTCACAATGCGGCTGCGTTCGCTTTCGCGGGTTTTGTCTTCCGAAGCCCACTCGCCACGGAAAATACGCTCATACTCTAGCCAAGAATCAAGAAAGTTCGTGTCCCTGTATGTGCGCCAGCGGTCGCAGTGATCGACAACGAAAGCGGTTAGCTCTTTGTCGTTCTCTGATGGTTCATCGAACTCGTTTTGATCCATATCGTCACCTCGCTGTGTCAACTATTGTATCGCTGAAGGGATCTATGTACATAGGGGACATCGTTTGCGGTTGCACTGGTGCTATTTTTTCGCGGTCAAGCAGCAAGGCTTTTTGAATTTTTATGAAACCGGGCGATCTATCAGGAACTTCATAAATATTTCCAATTTTTGCCTTATCAATAAAGTCTAATAGACTTTTCCCTAGCTCTTGACCTTTGTATTTTTCGCTTACGGCAATGCTATCCAGCATACCTTTATCGAGTCTGGCCGCAGCTACAAGGTCGTCGCCATCTTTTATGCGTATGCGCGTGTCGCCTAATCTGTTCGTATCTAAAAACCCTTTGTAACCGTTAAAATCAAACTCAGTTGTAAGTGGTTTTGAACCCCTAAAACTTTGCGCTCTGTCAAGCATAGATGCTCTGAATTGCTCTTTTGCTGCGTCGGTTTTTATGTTGTTTGCAAAATTAGCAAAAAGTTTATCTATAGGCGTCCCTTTTTCTTGCGGATAACCCATACGTCGCCCAAATCCATAGCCATAACTGTTACTTGTAAAGGTGTTATTGGCTTGCGCCAAAGCCAAAGCATTTTTATTGGTGACGCTTTCAAGCACTTTGCCTATGACGTTCCTGCCGAATACCGGCGATAAGCCTACCGCAGTTCCTACCGCAAACGCTGGCTCCGCTACACGCTGTATGTCTTCGTACTGTGGGTGTAAAACACTGAACCCCATTTCGTCCGGGGCTGTACCGAACAGTCCGCTAATCGCAGCATACGTCCTGGGGTCTGATAGTGTGTTTACATCACGCTGCTGAGCCAAAGCTCTGGCACGTTCTCCCTGCCGCTGAACGTTTGGGTTGCCAAAGTAGGCGCTACCAAATAGCCTGTCGTCCATCTCAGACCCCCGAAATAACGTCCATCGGCTCCCATTCGTCCTCGTCGGCTTGCTCGAAGTAGCTAGTCACCGCCAGTTGGTCGATGTAGCTTAAGGCGTCGGGCAGATCGTCATGCACACCTTGCGACGGGAACATCAGTAGCTGGTCTACAAACACATCCCAGTCTTCCTCGCTATTGAGCACAATTCTGCCGTGTTCAAACCGGCCCTGCAAGGACCACACGATTCTATCTGTTTTCTTGCGGTTGCCATGCGTTAGATCAACAATGTGCGAAAAGACATTGTTTTTTCTCATCAAATCGCTCAAATACGGCAAAACAGCGTTTTTCAACGACCCCCTCTCGATTCCGACGCTCAACGGTCTGTAGTCGCGCATCTTCATCAAAATCTTAGCCGCCGTTTCGCGGATGTCCCAGCGCCCGTGCTCGATCTCTTTGACGAACCACTTACCATCGTCCGTCACCTTCACAACCGCAATGGCCGACTCATCAAGCCGTTTCTTGGCGTTGGCCGCCTGCTTGGCCACCTCCTCGAACCCAGCCAGATCAACAGCCACGAAGTAGCTGCCGTAGTTCGGCTCTTCCCCGTACTTGATCCATTCCTCTTTGAAGACATCGGATCCAGCATTGGAGAAGCTGGCCATGTATTCCTGTTTGAAGGCAAAGCTAGACAGGGTTTTCTTGGCTGACTCGATCTCATCTGGGTCGATCAGCGGATTGTCCTTAGTGGTGAAGTGCCAAGACTTCCAATCCTTATCGTCGCCCTCTTGTCCCAGCTTGTACAGATCGTAGAACCAGTTTCTGCCTTTGGGCGTACCGATGAAGATAGCCTTGCCTTTCTTATCTGACAAGGAGGCTCGGATAACCTGTTCCCAGGCTTGAGGCTTGATGTCGGCAACCTCGTCCAGCACGGCAAAGGTGAGCGACACACCGCGCAGGGTATCTGGCCGATCAGCAC